TAAATTTCTAATATCAGTATCATTTAACGAAGAGATTGATGTGGCCGCATAACCAGACCCTGCAGCCTCCACGTGAATATCTGCTAATGATATTGGTCCTGATGTTTGTAATGCCATATATTATCCCTTAGAATATTACCTGTGCTTGCGCTTTTAAGTCAGCTTTAACGTATACGTAGTATGTTGGTGAGCTAGCTTTAGTAAATGTGAATTTAAATATTGGATCAGCTGATACTGTGCAAAAAGTTTGACCGAATGGGAAACCGCCATAAGCGTCAGCAAAACATCTGATATCTACTCTCAAATTCAGAGGAGTAAAAGAGCTACTTGTTTGAACTGGTATTGTCGCAGTACCGGTATGTGTCCATTTATCTGTTCCGCTGTTATAGGTCAATGTATTAAACCCAGCTTTTTGTGTATAAATTTCTGCACTACTGGTACCACCAGTAACAGTTCCATTTTGCTCTATTTCAACTGCACATGCATATCCGCTATCAATACCTATAATTTCAATTGAAGGGTTGGGTGGTAGATCCTGAGCACCAGTACCTAAAGTAATTTCAGTTCCGTCTGGTTCGTAATAGCGATCGTCTTCATCAATTGTGTTATCTGCGTTTGCAACTGGCTGAGCACGAATTCCAACATTACCTGCAAGATTATAATATATATAAAACCTAGCCATAGCTTCAGCCTCAGCTTGTTCACCTTGGCCTTGTATGTCAGATTCCGCTTGTGAGAAAATACCTCTACTTGGATTGCCGGTTTCATTACCTCTAACTGTAAAATCAGCATAGACTGCCGACCAAGCATGAAACTCTGACATATTGTATGGCTCAGTTCCATTCGGAGTTCCGGTAAGATCTACTCCCGTATAATCGTCTGTCCCATTTACTGATAATCCTTTAAGACTTACGTGGGTTCTTACAGTAGTAGATCCTTGTTTTTCATTAAGAATATCTTGTATCGATATCTGATTTGGTGAACTTGGTAGTGCCATTACTTAATAATCTCCGTAATTAAATCTTCGAATTGTTCTATTTTCTCGACTCTATTCGGCCATAAAATATATTCCTTTTCAGGATTCTTTTTTAAATTTGTTAAAAGGGGAAGTATAGAGTTGTAAAGCTTATTTAGCTTATCCTCTAATTCTTGTGCGGTTGCTGAAGCAGTTGATGCCTCAGTCTTTACTGATTGTACGGCTTCAAGCTCGTTTTCATCAACGGCTGTAAAACCAAAATCGAAATCTAATAAATCACTCATATAATTCTCCTGTACTGTTATTTATACAAGTTAGAATGTTAAACTACTGATTTATTGGTCGGAACATTGTCGTTGCAGTTCTTTCAGTGTTTCTATGAGTTCTTCTATTGTACTAACATCCTGAGCATTCTCAGTGTCAATTTCTACGTTTATTGTTATTTTCATAATCCAATTAATGCCCAGCCATGATTAGCTATAGCGTTGAGTATAATAAACAAACATGTAGCCATATGAGTAAGCCACCAAACGGTTCTAATACAAGCAATAGTATTAGCTTGCTTATCCGTCTCTCCGACTTTTTCTCCTAGACTTTTAGCCCATATTCTCCACCATTTACCCATGGCCACGTTTAACTAATTCATTACGAATTTTTTGTTTCTTTTTATTTGGAGTATTGTTATTCTCCAAAGAAGCTTTTAACTCTTCTAACGGTGTAGATCTCATATAAAAATTTTGCGTATTGCCCTTTCGGTCTTTTTGACTCGATTGAAATTTTATCGGCATTATTATTCTCCAGTTATATAATTATATATATGCTTCCACTTCCAAAATCTTTCAATATCACCATCATAATATGCGTTATGTTCGTGAGCAACTAATATAGCGTTTAGTCCAAAGCCTTTACCAACTTCTGCATTTTCAGGTTTATCTTCAATCCAATAACAACCAGTTCCTTCGTACTTTTTAAGCTCTTCGTCTTTATCAGCACCGCAAGGTAGGAATATAAAGTCATCCCATATTTCCTTACCAAACAATAATTCTAAATTCTGAATTCTTAATTTTTGTGCATACCTATTCGTAGACAAAGATGTAATACAATGGAACTTATATCCATGAAGCATGTTTAGTCTTTTCATATAATAAACTGCATCTCTTAATGGTGGTAAGAATGCAATAGCAGCTGAATCATTAAACTCAGCAACAAACTTTTTACCAGCTTCAGGAACTAGATTGAACCTTTTAGCAACATTATACTGTGAAGCATCATGTGTTGGAAAACCTTTATGGTTCATATATTGAGTGAATGAATATTCCCAATCACATAAAACTCCATCACAATCTACTAAAATTATGTTCTCTTTCATATTATCTCTCAATGAAACACTCTTTCCTTTCCATCAATAACTAGCTTATCAATGTGAACATTACCTCTTAAATCCATAAACCCTTGGCTGATAATCAACTCACAAAGTTGATCCCAAGCGTTGTCGTCTTTAGAGACTGCCAAATCCACCATCTCTTGTTTATATAATGGCACTTCCACTAGTACGTTTTCGTTAACAACTAGTCTTCCTTTTATTACATTTTTACTCATTTGTTTCCTCATCATTTAATATAGGTATATTATAACACACAATAAATGATTTGTACATACTTTTTTGCAATTTATTTAAAATATTTTTCCAACATTTCAAACTTATCAACATACTCTGCCATCATGCCTAGCTCTTTCTCAAGAGTTTCCATTTGATCAGAATGTTCACCAACTGACACTTGATTGCTTAAAATAATCTCTGCGTTCATTTGATGCTTTGCAGCTTGTGCCTGCATATAGTCCATAGATGTCTTTACCATCTGATCTCTAAAGTTTTTCATATTATCTCCCAAATAATTTTCTACGTTTATATTCTGCTATTGTATCTAATAGCTTTGTTGTCCAGTTATCACGGTGCTCAATAAATACTTGAGCTCCTTGATCACCTGCGATTAAGGTTACCAATTGTGTAATAGGCATACCAGTTCTTTCTTCCCACATAATTGCATATGCAGTTTCTTGAGTAAAGTAACCTTCACAATACTCTTTCTTTTTAGGTTTTGCTGAGGTTTTATAATCGATAATAGATGGTTTACCATTCCATACACCAACACAATCGACTCGTCCAGCAACACCTAAATGTTCTGAATATAATGCTGCTTCTTGAGCATAAACCTTGGTAAGGTTTTTATCTAGTATGTCTTTTACTTCCATAAAGTTTGACTTAACAACAAGATTAGCATCCTGAAAATAGTCTTCTTCATTATCAACGTATCTTTCTAAGACTTCATGAACAGCTGTTCCACGAGTTGAAGCTCGATGAGAAACTCTATTGGCTTCTTCGTCTCCGACACGTGCTCTCCATCTTTGTATAGCTTCTTCGCTTAAGATTGAAAGTACTGTTGTAATAGAAGGATACTTAATACCATTAGGGGCGGCATATTTTCTGCCAGTATCAGTAGTGTTTGCCACCATGTCATCGTAGCCAAGATCAATTGATTCATGTTTAAAGTTTCCCATTTTCATATAATTCCTTTGTCATAATAAAGTCTCTCACAAATCCGCTTCGAACAATGTCTTCCCATTTAAATTCGATGTGATCAAAAGAGTTCATGTGTTGAATAATATTAATAAATTCTTTAATACCATCCTGATCACCCTTTCGGGTAAAGTCTGATTGATAATAATCACCAGACATAATAAATCTGCAGTCTTCTCCAAGACGTGTAATTACTGAGCATAGTTCGTGATAGTTACAATTTTGTGACTCATCAACTATTACTATGGCATTTTTAATTGTAATTCCTCTTATAAAAGAAGTAGTTAAAAACTCAATACTTTTGCTGTTTATCATTTTAGTCCAACCATCTTGATCTTGAAATAAATCATTAATGATTGCTTTATACGGTGCAGTGTATGCGTCTTCTTTTTCTTCTTGGGTTCCTGGTAAAAATCCCATGTCTCTTGTAGGAACAGCAGATCTTACAATGATTACTTTTTCATAATCTTTGTTAAGTACTGCTTCTAATGCGAGATAAAGCGAAATAAATGTTTTACCCGTTCCGGCTGAACCATCTAAACATAAATGGCTACCAGAGGCAAAAGAATCAAACGCTAGTTTTTGATTTGCAGTCAGTGGCTCGAGCTTAACTAAATGCTCTAGTCGTAAACGAGATGGCTTCTTATTCATTTTGTATCAATATTTCCTTTTAGTGAAGGTGGTAACCCACTCTTAATTCTTTGTTGAACTTCTTTCCAACCATCGCCAGCCTTTCGGCCGACTGATCCAGATATTTCACCAATGATCTTTGGTGCGCCAACAACTTGTTGGATATTTGGATCTTTGACATACTCTTGCATGTCAGCAATAGACATCATCTTAGTTTCTACTTCACCTGTTTCTAAATTTTTAAAATCATACAATGGCATTAAACCACTCCGGTTGTTTACGTTTGGTCCAAAGCATTTTGAACCTTTCTTGTTTTGTTTGATAGAAATTTTGATAAGATTTTACTGCATCAGTACCACCTAATCCATGCACGATACATTCCGGGTTTGAACTCATAGCTAACTTAAACGGAGTTCTCCCGCTTGTACGTACGATATTATCTGGTAAATTTTTAAGTATCTTTCTTAGCTTAATATCTGTCGCGTGTGTCTTATCATATCTATAAGAGTATTCGTCACATAGCGCGATAAAATGATTATAGTGCCATGTGTAATTGCAACAACTTTCACGTGACCATACTGTAGATGGATGATTATAGTGACATGCCTTATATAGGATATCTTCTCTTTCGTCATCTAGTTTATAATATTGTAACATAGAACCAGACTTTGAAGGTCTACGCTCCATAGTTCCATCGACCATACGATGCACTGTCGATAACATTTGTGCCGACTCTACAATCATTTTGACCACATGTTTGTCGCATTGCTCTTGTGCTGCAATTATTGGGTCTTCATTTAATACAAATATATTCATAATGTAACTCGCTTGGTTCGCTTTTAGGGTATTATTATACCACATATCTGACGAAAAGTAAACCCCTTTTTGAAACTATTTTCGCCAAGGGGTCATTGCTTATTGTAACTTGTTTATTGCCTCCATATCATCTAGGAAATGATTTAAATGCGCGATCTTTTTTTCCATCTTATATGCTAACACATCTTTTCCTTTTTTTATTAACTTCTTCTGATAGTATAGTGCCTCATTTCTGTCTTTCTTTAGGCGTTCAATTTGAATATAACTCATAAGCAATCTCCGGGTTAAGTGAATTGAAAAAACTATCATGATATAGATTGTATCGTTAGGCTCTCCTATTTAGATATCAAATTTGGAAATGCGGCTTTAACTAATGTCTTTGTAATATACTTGTATTTTAAGTTTTTATCTTTGGCATCGCAAAAAAGCTTGGCATCATCCGGGTGAATAGATTCGAGTAAGTCAATAAAGACTGTCTCGCGTTTAAATTGGTTTAAATTAGGAGAAGCTGCTTTAACAAAGTTCCTAAATTTTGGGTACATGAATCTCAACTCTTCAGGTTTATCTTTACCTTCAGTGTTAAATTTCTTAAATGGCGGTTCGCCAGGGGGTAATGACAATGCAATAGCATCGTCTAGCGCAATACGTAAAACGTCTTTCAGAGCAGTACAGTCTTGCTCTTGTAAATAGCTGATCCTTTTACCTTTGGATCCTAGTTTATTAGCGGTAGCTAATATTTCTGATATTAATGGTTTATCCATTATAAAATTCCTCCACACTTTCAATCAATAGATTGCATCTTTTTTTAATTAAATAGTTTAATACTTTCATTTTCATTGGGACTTTTTGTCCGTTAAAAGTATTTATAACCTCACTCTGAATAGATTCCGGTATTTCGTTTAGATCTATCAATGTTTTATTTCGTTGATAGTTTCTATACTCTTCCTCTGTCATAACTTCTTTTAAGTTATCTGAATTTTCAGCCCAATGTTGTATTTTCTTTTTAGTCATTGGTGACTGTCTAATCTCATCGATGATAGCATTATCAGGAGATAAGATGTTAGGAATACCATCACCTTTATCACCTTTACATATATGCTCAAAGCAATACGTCCTAGGATTAGGATCAGATACCATCTTCTTTTGAATTGGTGAAAACTGTTTAACGTTGTTATATTTGTGGAGTTGAATAAAGTCCTTATCCGAAGAGATAATCATAACTGGTTCGTGTTGACCAAAGTCTTGAGTTTGCATTGCGAGTGTTCCAATAACATCATCGGCCTCACAACCTTCTAAGTGAATAACCTTATATGGAAGGTTTTCTCTAATTTCTTCTCTAACCAAATTTAAAATCCTAAATATTTCAGGCCAATCTTGATCTGATTCAGACCTATTCTTTTTACGATGGGCTTTATACAAAGGAAAATAATCTTTTCTCCATGTATTCATTCCATCGGCACAAATTACCATTTGGCCATATTCATTACGATATTTTTTGTTGTACATACGAATACTATTAAGGATCATATGTCGTATCATATTCTCATCATTAAGTTTCTGTACTATAATATTAGATAGCGCTATTTGGCTATAGTCAAGTAAAATCATTCTTTTGCTTCCATTATTTGTTCATATATTACTTCGAAGTTATCATGTAAAAAATGATTTGCTCCGCCGTATCTCATTAACATCGAAGATATCATATTTATGATTACAAACATGTCCCTTGATTCGGGCATAGATGAATCTCTAAAATCGATATGTTCGAATGAGCTACTATCGTTTAATAATAGCTCTTCAATCATTAACAGTATAACCTGAGATGTATCTTTACATTCTTCAGTGAACGCTTCGTATTCTTCTCTTTCATACTCAAGCTCGTCTTCGATCTGTTGTATTCTTTCCTTAATAGGAAATTGAATTATATTGTCTTTCATATGTATATATTATAACACGTTTTTTAAGAAATGTACACAGTTTTTTTAATAATTTCCTGAGGCTAATACGATCTTACATATATGATCTAACCTTTCAACGTGCTCAAATGCTCTCCATGGGGTTTCGTCAATTGCCACAACGCCGTGGCCTTTAATACCTATAACATCAAAAAAGCAGGTTCCATCTTCTTGTAAACCTAATCTTTTAAATGTTTCATCTGCCAATTCTTGGCTTATTGGTGGAACATCTGGAACATTCTCAGCAACTCTTGAGTATCTACCAAGTTCCGGGAATAATAGTACCAGATTATTTAATTGAATTCCAGCATGCATAGCCGCTACGATATACGTTGGATGCGTGTGTAACACTACTCGAGTATCTGTTGGAATGTTTTTTTGTAAGCCCCAGTGTAAAGGCAATTCACCTGTAGCTTTTAGGCCGGATGCGATATCAGTGAAATACATCTCTTCACAATCATCGACTTTTAATTTTTTAAACATGTCGTATTGAATGACAGGTTTTCTAATGCCCGAAGGCGTAACATAGAAGTGATCTCTATCAGCATGTCTAATTGAGACATTACCATCCCTTGTACTTATCATACCTTTATCGTATGAATGCTTCATCACTTCACATATAGTTTCTAACATAATATATCCTTATTTAATTTTTTTAATTGCATTACCACCAAGTCGTATTTGAATAATACCATTATAGTAATCATCAGTCAACAACACTTCTCTATCAAATTGCTCTTTAGCTTCCATGTAAGAGCATTCGCCTTTTGTTTTACAGAGATGCAATATTTCTCTGTAAAACGTATCTGAACCCATTTTTTCAACATCTTCATTTAGATGTTTATTTGATCCGTAATAATTTTTCCAATCAGACTCAACTAATGTTTTCTTTCGACGTTTTCGAGTCTTTGTTATCGGCAATGTTTTTTGACTCCAAAAAAACTTCTTGCCTATGTATTTCCGACCCGTTGCTCGATTCGTTATCATGTATACAAAGCCATACACGTCTTTGTGATTGAACTCTTCGGGTTCCTGCCATTCTGTGCCTTGATAATGCCACGTCATATCCTTATTCGTTAAAATCTAGCTCATCTAGATCTTCGTCCTGTTTCTCACCACACATTGGACAAAATAAAACTATTTCGTCGTCTTCGTGGCCTATTATACTTTTATTATAACAATAATCACAATTGACGACTGTTCGTTTCATATTTTATCCTAGTAGTTGTTTTAAGTTATCGTACCCACCAATCTTTTCTTCATTTACTATAATCTGCGGAAACGTTCTTGCATTTGGAAATGTATCTAACATTTCGTTTCTACTAAAATCTATTCCGTAATGTTTATAGGTATATTCTAAACCTTTTAGTTCACATAAATTTTTAGCCATCACACAAAAGGGACATGGCTCTTTACCCCAAATTTCTATATTCAATTCACTACTCCATTAATTGCCCAAAATGATAATAACATGAAGCCAAATACAGCAACTTGAATTACTGCAGCCCAAAATATCTGTCTCATTGGATGTATTTCTGTTAATTTTTCTATCCACGATTCACTCGGTGATAGGTTTACTACTTGTAAAACTTTTTCTGGTTTTGTAAACCATGGCACATGTATCATAGACTTAAACCGGCTAATGCGTTACTATCTATATCCTGCTTTACACCGCCGATTACATATGAACTAATTTCAGTTTCTTGAGGAGCAACTTGTACGTTACCTCCGCCAATCCATTTTTCAGTCCATGGTAGTGGATTTGCTTGTGGAGTTACATAAGGGCAAGGTAATCCAATTGCTCTCATTCTTTTACAACCAATCCATTCGATATAATCACTTAATATCTTCTCATTTAGTCCAATCATTGAACCGTTCTGAAATAGATATTTAGCCCATTCTTTTTCTTGATTAATTACCTCTTCATATAAAGCAATTGATTCTGCTTCTAATTCTTTTGCAATCTTTTCAAAATCTTTATCTTCTTTCTTAAGAAGTTTTAGCATAGTAGTAGTTGATGCTAAGTGTACATTTTCGTCACGAGCAATCAATTTAATAATCTTTGCATTACCTTCCATCTTTTTAAGTTCAGCAAATGCCCATGAACATGCAAATGACACATAGAATCTTACACCTTCTAATGCATTAGCACTCATCATAGCCATCCAAATTGCTCTCTTATGATCCATTTTATTTGTTGGACCATGATTCGCATCAATCAAATCATCATAGTATTTACCAATAGACTTACCACAATCCATAATATTCTTTTGTGATAATAAATCATCAAATACAAAAGATGGATCTGGATAGATATTACGAATAATATGTGTGTATGATCTACTATGAATAGTTTCTGAGAATGACCAGGTTTCAATCCAGTTCTCTACTTCAGGTAATGACACAATAGGTAGAAACGCTAAGTTGGGCGCACGACCTTGCACACTATCAAGTAGAATTTGTCTTTTTAAATTGCTAGTAAAAATGTGTTGTTCATTTTCTGTAAGAGCTGAAAAATCTTTTTTGTCTTTTGATACATCTACTTCTTCAGGTCTCCAAAAGAAACCGAGTTGTTTATCTGTGATCTTATCCATTTGAGGATATTTTACTTCATCATATCTTTGAATATCAACCGCTTCATCGAGAAACATATTCTTCAGTAAATGCGATTTTTTATTCTTCTTCAATACAGCCATTCAATTTTCCTTGTTTTCTAAATCGTTTATTATAACCTTTCTTAATACTCTTTGTAACACCAGGGCTTGTTAAGTACTTATACCATTTTCTAGCCGGGGTGAGAGCATCCCATTCTGCCCCACCTTTTAGCGGGATTCTTTCTTTTTTCATATCTTACATGATTCACAATCATCTTCGTCCTCGTATTGTGAACTCTCTCCGTCATATGCGTGATGTGTTGCTTCATCGGTCATTTCTCCAGCACCATCAAAAGTGTTGAAATAATATAATTGCTTTAAACCATATTTGTATGCGGTTACAAGGTCTGTTAACATTACAGACATTGGTATCTTATTGTCTTCATAATGCTCTGGATTATAAGACGTATTTACGCTGATACCCTGATCAATGTATTTTTGTAAGATACTACAAATTTTAAGATAACCATCGGGAGATTTTTGATCCCACAATAAGTCATACTTGTTTTTAAGGTGATGATAACCAGGAACAACCTGAGCCATAACACCATCTTTTGACTGTTTGTAACTAACTAATGCTCGAGGTGGTTCAATACCATTCGTGCTATTAGAAATTTGAGCGCTTGTTTCCGCTGGCATAAGTGCCATGAGTGTGGAATTTCGAGTACCTGTTTCTTGGAGTTTCTCTCGAAGCTCGTTCCACGGTAGTCTTTCCGTATGCTCTATTATATTATTTAGCTCTCGTTTATATGTATCAATTGGAAGAACTCCACCGGCATATTTCGTGTCATTTTTTCCACTTATTTCACCTTTTTCTTCAGCTAATTTTTGAGATGCTTTAATTAGGTAATATGACCATGACTCCGCGTATTCATCTACTATTTTAAACGCTTCTTCATTATATTTAAGACCACGTTTTGCTAAAAAGTATGCTAGGTTAATAATACCAATACCCAGCGGTCTACGATTCATAGTTCCACGTTCTGCTGCTGGTACAGGATAAGATTGATAATCAAGCAACTCGTCGAGCGCGCGTACAGAAAGATCACAGTATTTTTCAAAATCTTTAGGTTCATTTATTAGTCCCCAATTGATTGCTGATAATGTACATAAAGATATTTCGCCTTCATCTGGATTATCTGATAATGGGCTTGTTGGTAAATCAATTTCACAACAAAGATTGCTCATGCGAATTGGCGCTTTTTTAGAAATAAACGCACCATGATCATTAGCATGATCTACGTTCATAACATAAATTCTACCTGTGTCTTTACGTTGCTGCATTAATGTAGAGAATACTTCAGTGGCTGGTAATGTTTTTTTACGCACTGAATAGGCTCTTTCGTATTTCTCATACAATTCTTTAAATTTATCTTGATCGTCAAAGAATGATTCGTATAACCCAGGAACATCATTAGGATCAAAGAAAGTTATATTACCACCAGTTAATAGTCTTTCATACATCAACTTGTTTAACTGGAATGCATAGTCCATATGACGTACACGATTTTCTTCAATACCTTTATTATTTTTTAATACAATTAGATCTTCAAATTCGTAATGCCATATTGGCAGATACACTGTTGCAGCTCCACCGCGGACACCACCTTGTGAACAGGATTTTACCGCAGCTTGAAAATATTTGAGAAACGGAACTAAGCCAGTATGAACTACTGATCCATCTCCAACTTTAGCTCCTTCGGCTCTTATTGAACCAGCACCGATACCAATACCAGCTTTCTTACTTATGTATTTTACGATGGAAGTTGCAGTAGCATTAATAGAATCGAGACTATCGCCAGATTCGATAAGCACACAACTTGAAAACTGACGGGTTGGAGTACGTACTCCTGCCATAATTGGTGTAGGTAACGATATATAGAATAAAGAAATTGCATCATAGTAATCCTTCACGTATTTCATACGTTTTTGTTTAGGGTAATTTGAAAATAGTGTAGCTGCAATCATCATGTATAACATCTGAGGAGTCTCATAATGCTGCTTTGTTCTTCGATCTTGTACTAGATACTTACCTCTAAATTGCTCCATGCCGGCATAAGTAAATGTATCGTCACGTTCATGCTTAATGTGTGCATCTAACTCATCGATTTCTTCTCGAGTATACAACTTCATAATACTACCATCATAAACTTCTCTGTCGATGTTGTCAATTATTACGTGTGCTAGTGGCTTAGGCGCATATTCTCCATATACTTCTTTACGAAGCTTATAGGAAACTAATCTAGCTGCTACAAATTGGTAATTAGGAGTGTGTTCAGATATTAATTCTGCCGCGGATTTAATAAGAAGCTCATGTATATCATAAGCAGGTATTTTATCGTATAGTTGTATATTTGCCTTAAGCTCGATCTCAGAGATTGATACTCCAGATATATCGGCTGTAGCCCATTCTAAAACTTTGTGCACTTTTTCTAAGTCAAAGTCTTGTGATGTTCCGTCGCGCTTGGTTACGTGCATCGTCATAAGTGGTTGTCCGTCATTCATAGTCAGTTAATTAATTAATAATGTATATATTATAACACAAAACCTAAGTTTTGTACATGGTTATTTTCGTTTTATTTTAAGTCTTCTTTCAATTTCTTCAATTCTAGCGATGAGCTCCGGATAGACTTCAAACTCGTGTAGTTCCTTGCAAGGATGTGAATTCTTTTCTACTGAATCTAATCTTTGCGCAGCCAGGGGATACTGCTTTCTAAACTTAGCGTCTTTCTTAGCAAGTTCAAGGTCGTACTTTTCTGCAAAGTGTTGCAGAAATCTGTCTACTTGTTTTTGAAACCAAATACCACCAGTTGTGCCCTGAAACCAGTTATAGAATGATGATCCTATAACTGAACTAAGAATAGATTTTAATGATAGTATAAGTAGAAAGTACATTACTTTTCCTTAGCAAGCTTTTTAATAGCTTTAACATAGTTAGGCATTCCATGATCTACAACTCCATCAAAGAATTTCCATCTTTTCCAAGAGTTAAGAATACCATAGAATGTATCAGTCCAAGTTGGCTTAAGTTGCTTATCACCAAATCTATTAAAGTAAATCATTTGACCGTGATGTCTAAATCCTAACCATGCGGGTGGGATTCTACATACGATATCGTTATTATTCATAAATCTATAATGATCTGCATTTATGTTTTTGATGAAGTGTTTACCACCGACTCTTGGTGAACCGAACGTAAACAACTCTTCTGGAGTATAACGCGTTGTAGCAATAGTGGCCATAGCTGCACCCAAAGAATGTCCAGTAAAGTATACGTCTTTTCTTACTTTTAACTGGTCATTATGATCAAGTTCTTTTACAATGTCCATCCATACGTCATCGACTTCTTCTTGGAATCCACCATGAACTTTACCACCAGCTTTTGCTGTGTTTTTAATTACTTTTAAATCTGCCAATACGTCATTTAACTTTGAAGGTTCTGTTCCTCTAAAAGCAAACCATAGATCATTTCTATCTTTTGCGATGAGTACTTCTGCACCATCTCTACTAATAATTTTACCTGATGCAAATCCTAATTTTTTACATGCTGTGTCAGCCGGCTTAGGGTTCATGTAGGCTATTGCTGATAGCTTTGCTGCTACTTCTGCTCTTTCCCATACCGTCATATCATCTTTCATTCTACTCATTTTCTTTCTCCACTTTAATTTCCACCGCTCCGCCATCTTCATCATTTATTGTTACATTCCTATAGTAAACTATCACCTCACCG